CCAGAAGCGGCAGAAGCATATGTTCCTGCTAATTCATCTACTTTTGAAGTTGGGTCGTAACCAGAAGAAAATGTCGTAGAGCCAGAGATAGATATATTATCAGCGTCAATAGTAATTCCCTCAACTGAAGAGTTAATAGAGGCGATAACGTTTCCAGTTTCAACAGCAGTGAAGTCAAGTTTTCCAGTACTTATAGTTGAAGCAGCAATCTCGTTTCCAGTAATGGAACCAGCAACTATTGAAGAGGCGTCTATATTTTGTGCTCCTTGTCCTCCCATTACTTGAAAAGTAGCTTCTGTTGTGTTGTTCTGTGCAATAGCAACTAAAACCTTACCTGCTCCGACAGCAGTCGTGGCAGTTGTTGTCGTCTGATAGACGGTAGAAGAAACCGCTGTATCTAAATATATATAAGTCTTCAAGGTCATATTGCCTGTATTCCCAGCGTCAATAGAATATGCCGTACCGTCAGCTGCTGTGAGAGTTCCTATTCCCCACGCCACAGTATCTGCGTCAGTAATAGTAAATGCACAAGTTTGTACCCAGCCACGATTGGCTACGTTTAGGTTAGCCAGCCCGATGGTACCTGAAAGATACCCCGTGCCGATAGATGAACCAGCTGCGGTTGTTATGGCACCCGTTATAGTAGCTGACGTGGCTGTTAAAGCTCCGGCTGGAGTTACGTAAAACGTAGGAGCTCCCGTTGGTCCAGAGAATATCGCATTAGCACCAGCTGGTGTAAATCCAATAGTATTAGCACCATTCACTACAGTTATTGAACCAGATGTAATAGTACCCAAGTCAGCAACTATAGATGATAGTGTACTAATGTTCATATTTCCAGCCGTAATAGTTGTTGCAGCTATCTCGTTAGTAGTAATAGTATTAGCAGCTATTTGATCAGCGGTAATAAGTTTACCTAGTCCCAACCCAGAAAACGCTGCATATTCGATTAACTTACCAGATGCTACATTCTTACATACTGCAACCAATAGTCTAGTTGTACCCACTGCGCTTGCTGCTGCGGTAGTTGTTTGTAATACAGTTGCAGACACCGCTGTGTCTAAAAAGATATATGTAGTAGCTGATATGTCACCAGTATTACCAGCGTCTATTGTATAAGTAGTTGTTGGCGTTATGATACTACCAGTGCCCCATGACAGGGTATTATGATCCGTTGCTGTATAAACTATTGACTGAGCCCAGCCAACACTTAAGGTACTAACTGATCCAGTATCACGAATGCTTGTCCACGCTCCATTAATATATTGATAAGGATGATTAGTGTCATCACTGTCAAACCAGATATCGTTTTCTATCATTCCTGAGGTCGGTGTAGAGGCTTGATAAAATGCTTTATTGTCATTAGTTACACTTCTATCCAAAACATTATCACCAAAAACTTGGCCAACCTGAACAATCTGGTCTTGTAGATTAACCGGTATAACCTCTCTTCTATTATGCTGTGAAAAACCTAAGTCTTGGATACTTGGCATTATCGTTTTTTACTTTCTTGATCAACGTCGAGTACGAATCCGTATAAAGAAAAATAAGGATTAGTGCTAATCTCTACTCCCTCTATTTGTAATAATTGTCCACTATCTATATCAGGAGAAGATTCTGTTATAAAATTATTTAATTGTCCTAAGTGCTGTGGTTTCATTACCGATCCACTATTTCTAGCATATACACGAGCTTTTAACTGCACTCCCTGAGCACGGTCGGCGTAAGCATACATCTTAGTTATTCCCTTGAAGTCTTGAGTCAATCCGAAGTCATATGGTTTAGTTCTAAAGAACGCCTGAATATTAGATCCGTTATCTGAATAGACTGGGGTTTCATCTGTGTATTTTGAAAATCCCATAACAAGTCCTGTGGAAGTTCCGCCCCACAAAAATTTATTACCTGACACATCGAACTTAGCGAAGATAGTAAAGTTATCATTATATTCATGCCATCTGATAGTCCCTGTTGCGAAGTTATAGATTACATCACAGTTAATATATTCTGTCCCCTTGACTGTAACAGTGCCAACATATAAGTGATATTCATCATCTATCACCTCTGAGAAGAAGTTATTTGGTGTAGCGTACTTAATAAAATCCATACAACGACCAGCTACGTTCTCTGGTCTGCCGCCAGTTGACACCCAGATACCATCGCCATTAGCCCAGATAAGATATGCTCCGTTGTTCTTAATAGTTCTATGGTTAGAACAACCAACATCAAACATCTTCTTCATATTTGACTGATCATAAAAGTAACAGCTATCTTTAGTAAATAATAACAATCTATCCCAGTTACTGCCCATCCCTGTAATATCACGAGCGAAATCAACATCAAAGAAATCAGTAGCCGGAGTCCACGTTATAGCACCAACTGACGGAACACTAGAGAAATATACCCTATAGGGGTATGCAGTCGCAGAGTAATAAGTATTCCCCACATATAGACGATCCCTATATCTCACTATATACTTGCCCTGAGGCATAGATGTTACGTTAGTAGATGTAGAAAAAGTAGTTCCTGTTAAACTAGCTTTTGGCAAAAATACGCCATCAGCGGAATCGTATCCGACGAAAAAACAATATCCTAAAAATGTTTCCATCTCTACTTTAGCATTTTCGTAGGTATCCCACGTAGTAGATGTAGTTATACTCTGCCACGCAGCACCGTCCCAGTATTTAAGTTGTAATCCAGTTCCTGCAGAATTATTAACTACAGCCAACATCTTCTGAGTTGATGAAGTTGCCCAGTAATCATAAAGACCAAGTATTGATTTGCCAGACTGCAGAGTAGTTGACTCAGCTGTATAACCGAGTCGTTTGACTATTGCTCCTAACCTATAAGTTACTAAACAGTTATCTAGTATCTCAAGTTTATTATCAGCCATTGTAAATGGCGATAACTGCGTATCTGCTCCCTCAATAAAGTTTAAATATTGTAAGTTCATAATCCTGTTATATTACTTGTTCCATAACCATAATCCTTATTACCAAAGCTATAGTAATCCATCGGATCAGTTGTGACAGAAAAATTAGATAACGCATTAGTATCTAGTTGTTTATAGAACTGATCGTAGGCTGACTTGGCGTTCTCTTCATTCCCTTTCCTTGTTTCTATTCTAGCTCTTAACCAAGTTTCCAGTGTATTGTAAAACGGTATTACAGTAGTGTCTGAGAAATCAACAAATCTACTCAGCTTCTTATAGTATTTAATTCTAATCTTATAACCAACATACAACGTGTCAACTGGCACATTAAAGATAATACTGCCGTTATAGATAGTATATTTCTCTGGTAGTCCAGGATTAATCCCTTGCCACACAGAAGCTCCTACTGCATGGGTTTCAGTAATTGACCCTGTACCTGAGGCTGGAATACCACTCACGACACCAGTACTATCTACTTTAGAAGTATAGGTTATTGTGTCAGCGCCAACGTAAAATTGTCCAGCGTCAGACATTTCAGCAGTAGATGATAGTGTCATGGTAGTTTGTCCTGCTGTTGCCTGAGTAGATACTGTAGTTCTTACTGTGTCTTGGTAATATTCTTGATCCATTTCAGATGGATCGATATAATCCATTTTATCAAAACCAAATCTAAGACTAATAATCGCTTGATTAGTTTTGTCAAACTTAATTTCACTTGATAGGGAAGATAGTGCATATGTATTTTCATTCTCTGTAGCAGATAGAGAAGTTGTGTCTTCTGCCTCTTCGAATGGCCAATTCTTAACTTTCTTTGTGCCATCTCGGGGGTCAATATAAACGTATTGAGCAATCTCATCCTGCCACTTATTTGATTGTTCTAATAAAAAGTCACGAGTTATTTTAGTATCTGTTCCGATAGTTTCGTCACACATATCAACAGCCGATACTATCTGATCGTTAATAACATTATCAGCTACTCCAGTAGCAAGTACATAATCAGACGCTGAGGATTCAGTTGTTCCGTCATAGAAAGTAGCGTAGTAGTAAGCGTATGCTGTGTCAGTAGAGATAATAGTAATATCAGTGTATTGTCTATTCCATTGAATTGACACACCACTAGCTCCGACTGATGTTATTACCGTACCAGTTGCACTGCTAGTTGCTGCACCGTATAATTTAATCTTTCTCTCTAATATCTTAGTAACTGGCGTATCCAAGTCGTGAGCAAACTTTAGTGTATTAGTAACCGTAAGAGAACTTCCACGAGTCACAGCTCCATTAATGTCATCTTCTTCTGTTTTACTATCACCGATTTCACCAAATAACAACCAATCATCGTCGGCGAGTCCGGCGTTATCTGAGATGGTAACAGCAGTCCCACCTACTGCGATCGGACTTCTTAAATAATATCTAGGGTTATCCTTGATATTAGGATGGGCTACTCGGATTGTTGATCCTTGTATTTTTAAAATTGATGGTTTCTGCAAAACCTTTGATACGGCCATATTTTTATATAAAATTATTGATTATCTTCTTCATCTTTTTCTTCTTCTTCTTTGTCTGGACCGTAAATATCGTCCAGCTCTGCTTTTATTTCAGACATATATATTAAAATTATTAATAAAGGCAAATATTAATATTGCAAATACGAGGCAAACTATTATAAAGAATAATAGATCGGCAATCGCTTTTAGTATGTTAGTTAGTTTTTCCATATTAGTTAATTATTCTCTCTGTCCAGATTAATGAACCGCCATCAGTATAAGACGACAGAGAATCAACTTCTTCAACTAACGGAGAATTAAGTGCCTGATATGTGGGAAAATCAATAAT